CGTCACTAAGCCCCCATTTGCTCATTATAGATTCCTTGCCGATTCGTTGACCTATAATTTCGTCACGAATTCCGAGAACAGCTTCCCATCCTGCTTCTTCAGATAATCCTTCTGCTTGTTTTATTTGTTCAGTCCATGCTTGAACTTCATCAGCAGTAATCATTGATGATAAATTGCCCTGCCCTATTGCTTCAGCGCGTTCAAGACTTTGAGCTAAAATATTTAATGGATTCATTACATTGGGATCAGCCCCAACGGATAAAGCTAAGTCACCAAGATTGTCTGCCATTAGTAATCACTCCTCATCATGCTACTCACACCAGTAATAAAGTCATTAAAGAAATTCTGTGCAATAGGAGAATGCTGAAACCTTTCCATATTAGTACGAGAATGATCCCTCATCTCAGCCGCAGTTCTAAACCGTCTATTCCCATTATCATCAACGAACATGTAATTATCCATCAACCAAGGATCATCAGGTTGAATACTCGAATCGTTCCAACCATAAGGCCCAACTACAGCAGAATACTGTGGCTGTAAAAGCTCTTGCATAGTCATACCTCGGCTTGCGTAATCTTCTCTTTCATCAGGTGTGAACGGAAAGTCAATACGGCTGAAAGCCATCTCATTTATTTTCTGCTCAACCATTTCGGTAGTTAACCCTGTCTCAGTTTTAACATCCATAGCCCACTTACGTAACTGGTTTTCAGGAATGTCCATGAACTGTTTCTTAGCTAAAACCTTCCACTCGTTTATAAGTTTAGTTACAGAACCCGGACCGAAATCTTTTTCTGGTTTAAGGAATTGGCCATCTTCCCCAACGAAATCTTCGGAAAGCATTTTCTGAACTACTTGGTTAGCTTTATTAGCAAAATTTTCTGGGTTAAGTTCGATGCCTTTACCTAGCTTGTAAGTAGCACCACCGCTAGACATTATTCGTGTTGCATATCTAGTGATGTCTTGTTCTGTTATAGTGCCATCAAGTAAGAATTCGTCTAACCCGAAATCTACAATCGCGTTCCTAGCTAGTTCACGGAACTCATCCATTGCCCTGTTGTAAGGGTTGGAATCCCGTAAAGAATCTGTATCTAATCCAAGTGTTCCCCGTCCACCTGAGCTATACCAGAATTGGAGATGATCCTTGAAACCATTTGCTACATCTCTCCACCAAGGTTGGGCATTTATTCCGTTTTCACCGTAACGAAATTCGTTTAAAAATGCTTCTTCATTAAAGAATTCTGTCCCTGATTCTGTGTTGTATCTATCAACCCACTCTTCAAAAAAGTCATCAATCTCAGGATTAACATCACCCCAATAATCCAACCAAGACCAGCTACCAAACTGTCCAGTCATTCCGGGTATCATGTTTGTAGTCACAGGTGGGACAATAAGTAATCCACTATCTGTGTCTACTTCTTGTGGAGGAAGTTCCCCGATATCTTCTGCTTGTTGCTCACCACCAAAAAATGCGCTGGCTTGTTCATAAGAAGCTATGTTCTCTTCAAGGGTTGGATAAAGTTGCCTGCCACCGGCTATCTCTTCCCCAGTCAATTCGTACAGGTTGTTAAAGTATTCAGTCATCTCTTGTTGTTGTTCTGGTGTGTAATCAGAATTCCAAAAGATTTGAGCAATCCGTAAAGCCTCCATCAATTCTGGTACTAATACCTCTTCACCGCCATCAAATGCTTCAGAGAGATAATTCCTTAACTCATCATCAGAAAATTCATATGTGTTGCCATCAGCTACATTTGAGAAAAACATATTTGCATTGAATATTTCCTCAATTATTTCCTGTGCTTCAGGACTATCCATAAGTACAAGAGGATTGAATCCTTGACTTTCAAGAAATGCTTGAAGTTCTTTTACAGAATTCATGGGTTCCTACTTTCAGGATAAAGCATCTGCGACATTAAGAAAGATTTGAAATGGTCAGCGTTAGCCTGCTCACCCTTCGCAGGCATCATGGACTTAGCGCGAGGCTTTCTCCATATATGAGGAAGATCAGCAGATACTTCCACACCCATTCTGGGTCCCATCTCTATAGCTTTATCTACATCAGCGTCACTTTCATAACCGACAATAACAGCGTCACCGTTTTTAATATCTTGAATAACGTCCATTGGCATAATCTCTTGAGGATTATGACCACCTTTACGCAAAGAACCTTGTATACCATTTAACGCATCTGCATCATTAGGAGTAGCAATAATGTTCGCGCCTGATAAAGCGGAGTTCATACCAAAAATTTGGTTACCGATACCCGGATTAAGTTTCAGATACTTAGCGCCTTCCATTGCTTGGCTGACTACTGCATCACCAACTTTTGCTAAAACATTAATCATAACGTCAACACCATCAGCATATTTTTCTGCACCTAATTCTATGCCTTTTTTACCTAACCCTGAATAACCGAAATAACCTGCTGTTGCCATACTAGCTAACTCGGTACCTATTCTGCTTGCCTCACCATATGGAGCAGTTTTCATTATCGCTCGATGATCCATTATTCGTTGAGCAGATTCAGTAGCGCGTGTATTTCCACTTGGCCCTGTCTCTTTATAAATACGTGGTCTTATATTCCCATCACCATCCCTTAAAGTAAAATCACTAATTGGATGTTTAATTTTTCCTATCGTGTATTCCTCACCCGGACGGGTAACATCTTTCACTACACCAAGTCGCGGATTTTTTTCTTTACGTATTGTCGGACCGCCTGTTTCTAGTCTTCTAAGACGCGCATCCGCCCAACTAGAATACTCTGGGTTATAATATTTATCCGCACCATGGCCTAACATCGGATGAGTTTCTCTCCAATTCATAGGCAACGCATCCATTATTTGTCTAGGATATTCTCCTCTCCACATCCAATCTGGCCACCCACCTGCTGGAGGATTAATCTGTAAAGCATCTATCATGTATCGTTGTGCATCTATTTCAGCCATTGCTTTTGCATAACCCGATTGGCCGGGGCTAGGTTCAGCAAAAGTTCCTACATGGAAGTTTTCAGTCCAAAAATCGTAACTATGTTGGAACCTTAAATGAGCTAACTCGTGTTCAAATGTTGATAACAGTTCAACTTCACCCGGAGATAACGGAGTGTCCATAGTTATTTTTTTAGGAGAAGGAACACCCGGATCCAATTTTAATTGTCTTGCCCGATCTCTTCTTAGCTTTAAAAAAGTTTCAGGATCAGAAGATCTAAGTGTAGTCCAACCTTCATCTCTAGCTTGTTTATGCAAAAGCAAATGGAAAGCATCAGAATTATAACCCAAACTATCCAACTGTGCGTGAGAACCGCCTTTAAAACCTCGTGATGATGCCTCTTTTACACCACCACTCTCTACATCAAACAGGATCTTATCTTGAGGAAGGCTATCTAACTTTTTTATTGTTCGTTCAGCAAGAGCTTCGTTTTCATCAAAATCAATTCTCAGCCACGGCATTGAGTCATCTCCAGCATGGCCCCACCCTTGTGCTTGACCAAGTACTCGTCTACCAGTGGGTTCACCTCTCATAGAGATTGGCCCAGTTCCTATCCAATACTCTCTTCCACCCGGAGTAACAGCTTGTATAGTAGGAGCTTCCCTCATTTGAATTCTAGTTTCTTCAAGTTTAGGTTGACTTGTTTTATTCGACGCTTCCATACGTTTGTTGTAAGCTATTATTGCGTCTTCATATGCTTCAGGAGTCTGATAATCTTTTCCTTCTGGTCTTGGTCTGTACTCAACTATTGTCGGATCAGTGCCTTCTCTAAATCCTAATCCTTCTGGATTGTCACCCTGATAAGCGTAATCATACATTGCATCTTCATACTCTTCAGGAGTGTTGTAATCTTTAGGATTAGGTTCACCTGCTTCTCTAGCTTTTATTCTTCTTTGAATCTCTTCTAACTCAGCCTCGTCAAAATAATTTTTTAAACGTACTGCTCTTTCTTCAGGGCTTAATAAATGATCCCAATCAGCAGGGTATTCTCCGAATTCTGACACCCTGTCTGCTGGTCCCATTATTTCCATTTCAACAACGTTGTCTTTTATTTTTTGAACACGACCTTCTGGTCCAATGTCAATCGGATTGTCTGAAACGTTACCTTTACCCTGCGCCCAATGTATTATTTCTTTATCAGATGGCGATCTACCATGATCTTTTACAAATTGTTCAACAAATTTAGTACCTTCAACTTGATCTATTTGAGCAACAGCACCAGAAGGATGTACTTGTACATTTGTACGATTAGATAAAGAAAACATATCAGCCATAACATCATCAGTTACACCAAGTAAAACATCGTCACCGCCACCAGTTTTCCTAACAAAATTACCGAGACTATCAATCCACTTCTTCAAAGCCATCCTGCTTGTTGGCCCTAACAAAGCACCAATACCAAGCTCTAAGCCCCACTCCAAACCTGAACCGGGCAATATTGCGTCAAGTCCACGGCGTTTAAATTGTCCACCTTCAGGCATAGGAACCTGACTATCATCTAATTGATTTAAAACACTTTGATCCATTACACCAACAGTTCTACTGTCTGGTCTTAACCTCACTCCGGGTCGTCTTGGGTCACCACCAGCCGCTAAAATTTCTTCACTGTTATCGTCACCCCATGTTCCCTGCCTATTAAGTATGACGTTTTCTGGTTTATAATCCCACACCCCACTATAAAACTGGTCATCTAAATCCCATGCGTACATCATTTCTTGTTCACTCGCGCCATTTGTTTCAAGGCGTTCAAGAAGCATCTGATATGTCATGCCTGTTACTTGAACTGCGAGTTCGTTAGCCTTACGTACAAACTCATTAGATTCAGTAGGGTGACTAAATGTACTCTCGTCGAGTCCTCCAAATAAAGTTGTTCCTTCTTCAAACCCTTCAGCCCATTGACCCGGATCAGTAGTAACAGTATTACCTAATGATCTTTGAAAATGCATCGGTTCGCCCTGCTCAACAACAGTAGTATGTATAAACTTTAATAAATCTAAATCAGATTCAAGCAACTCGACATCGTGTACACCTCTATATTTATGTGTGATCGTTCCCATTACATATTCCTCATTGGACTAAAATCAGTAAACCCGCGACGCTCCTGCATCGCTCCAGTCAACGCTCTCAAAGCAGGCCCTCTACCAACTAGATCATTAGCCATAGCTAACCTGTCTGTTAAGTTTTTCTGCAACTCTGATTCTTCAGGCGAAGGAGCTAACACTCCTTGCGAGTAGATATCTTCAGCCATTTGTTCATAATCGAAAGCTGTGTATCCGAAGTCTTGACTTATCCTCGCACCTGCTGTGTGACCGAAAGTTGTTAACGCTTTAATAATATCCATCTCTTGACCTTCAGGTGTTTGCAGTAGATCAGCCATGTAACTTGACACAATGTCTTTAGCTACAGCATTAGTATCTCTTGGTTGTACCGCAGTTCCCGTGTCATCAAAGTTAGTTCCATACATAGGTTGACCAAACTCTTCGATGTGTGTACCAGTGTCATCAAGCTGACGCTGTAACATGTTGAGTTCTTCGTCGCTTAAAGCACCTGATCGTTTTGCGTAACGCAAGTAATCTATATCAGAATCATTAGCACCTAAATAAATATTGTTAGCCCAGTTGTCATCCTGATAAAAATTACGAAGTATCGTATCAATAAGCTGTAATCTCTGAGGATCGGCTCCACCACCAAACGCTCCCTCAAGTAAATCATCGTCTGCTTCACCGATCATTTCTTTAAGCTTGCTTCTTACACTAGCTTTACCAGAATCATCGAATGTACTACCGCTTCGTTTAGCTAATTGATCTAAAGTACTAACAACATTTTCTATTAAACCAGCCTGCTGGCTTGCTACAGTTGCTTTACGCGCAGGGAGTTGATCTAACTTTCGTGCCATTGCCCTGTCCATAACAGCAGTAACATACGCTGTTCCATCAGGAGATAGTTCTTCGTTAGGGTCATTAGATATTCTTAACGCTTCATTTATCTGATCGCTTTGCAACATTTGTAAAGCATCAATAGTTGTATCAGCTTTGTTTTCTATATTGATTATATCTAATTTCCCCCATTCGTCAGGAACATCCATATAACCATAGGCATATAGTTCCTGTTGAATCCTTTCAACAATAGAAGAATACCCTGCACCATCTCTTGTTTTTTCATACAAGTCTTGCATATAAAACCATGCGTCTTGTGGGCCTATCTTCCCTCCTGAGAAAAGATCTTTAATGCTAGTGATCTCTCCGTAAGGTGTGCCATCGAAAGAAGTTATGAATGCTATTTGTGGTTGTATCGCATCTTCACCTAAAGGTGTATCTCCGACAGCGCCAAGGTTTGGTCCGAATAGTACGGCTCTGTTTTCTGCCGCTAAGTTGTTAATCTCTTGTCTAAGAACAGGAGCGAACCTTTGGTTTATAAGCCATTGTAAAGCGTTGTTTCCTAATACTGCATTAAGGTTAGCGATATTAGCTGTGTCAGTACCAACATCACTAAACACTCTAACAATATTCGCCATTAATTCAGGGTCAACACCTAACGGAGCTTCTGCGTCAGCATCCCAGTTGTAATCTTCTTGAGCGTAACTTCTATTAGCCATATCTTGTATACCGCTTTGAAGTTGTTTTCTTAAACTCTCAACAAGATCCTTGTTATGCATCCAGTTATCTTCAAAGAATTCAAAAAGCTGGGTTTGTGTAGCATTCGCACGGAGATCCATGAGTTGTGATACTGGATTACCTCTAGCATCCAACATCTGTGTGCCACCTAAAGTGATACTCTCCCCTAAAGGTTGACCCTCACGCGAAACACTAGCTACACCATTCTTTATAAGCCAATTAATATATTTTTCAAATGAATCTACTTTAGTTGAATTCTCAAAAACAATCTCTTTTAGTATAGAGTTCCCACCAAGTTCAGTTAAATCCGTAGGGGTGTCCTGTAAATCTAATTCAGGATAAGTTTCTCTTGCTATCTGATCCGGGGATCGTGCTTCATCTTCACGTTTATTTTGTTCAGATGGAAGGTTATATCCAAGATTCTCTAATAGATCAGTTATCCAGTCAGACATTAAAACATTGCCCCCACATCAACTGAAACATTTCCTGCCTCATATTTAGCCAACCAACTCTCTCCAATTAAAGGTACGAATACGCTCCAGAATAGCTCATTTAACCACGGTTTGTTACGGGTAAATGATTCTAATACTTTCAAGTACTGTATTTTAATAGCATCTCTTTTACCTTGAGCGTCAGGAGTGCTTAACCCCTGCAAAGAAGCGATCTTATCTGCGTACCCAACAATCGTAGCCATAGCATTCAACACATCTTCTCTGTGTAAACCTTCAGGTACAAGATTCGGTGAATCTAAAAGAACTCTGAACTCATTCAAAGTTTCTTTTCTTCGATCCCTAGATGTGCCAGTAGATATCACATGATTAAATACTGGATGCTGTCGTTTGAAAGTATCCATGAAAGCATCATATTTTTTATCTAACATCTCTGTTGAAACACCAGCGTTCTTATACTGGTTCTTTTGTCTTAAATATGTTTTCCTTCTCTTACTGTACTGAGAATAAGAAACATTAAAGTAAAGCTGTTCTAAGAACTCTTCAGGGCTTTGCAAAGTACGAAGACCCATATTGATCTGTCTCTGTTTCGCTTCCGCTACATACTCATCATCTTCTACATCAAATTTTCTAGGCATAAAATATCCACTCGACATCTTAAATGATCTAGCAAATTCGTCATTATTAACTAACCAAACATTAGCGTCTTGTGTCGTTTCTAAAACAGCGAACGGAATCTTCTCATACGCTCCCTCTCGGAAAGGAGAGTATTCCATAGCGTTAAACTCTTCACCTGTTCTCGCTTCAATGTTATTAACCCAAGTAGGGTACGCTTCTTCATAAGGCATACCAAGCTCAAGCAACTCGTGGAACTCTGTGTTCCATTCCCAGTTCTCATCTAAAGTAAGATCAGCTAAATACCCTGTGCCTGTACCAAAGAACCATGTCATAGCTTGAAGCAACTGGTACTGTTTCGCCATAGCATCAACCTTCTCCAAGAAAGCCTCTTGAAACAAGTGAGGATTAGAAGCCGAAGCTATCTCAGCTTCATTTGGTATCTGGTCATTAAGAGCTAAAAACTTTAGTACATCTATCTTAGCTTTGTTACGTGCTTCACCTGAAGGTCCATCAATCCCAGCTAAACCAAGTGTTCTTGTTAAAAGAGCAGGAGCTACAGAAGACCATGTGACTCTCCATAAAGATTCCGCTCTAGAAGAAACATCACTCACACCTTCATAACGTCCACCAACAAGATGAGGTTCAAATACTTTCCTCAACTCAGGGTCACGACCTGAAAGGTAATTGATTGGAGCGGCGAGTAAAGGACCGAATCCCATGCGTCCCATTGTTTCCGTGTCATAACCCGGAATTACTTTAATGCTTGTAGCAAGCCCCATTGTTGGTCGAACAACAGAACCTAGCTCCCCACCGAAGACACTCTTAACGATTGGTGTGTTATCAGCTATAGAAAGCATTGCGTGTGTAGCGATTTCACTACCCGGAATGATGAGTTTCTTTTCTCCGAATTGGTCTTCTTGAACAAGACCGCTGTACACACCAGCGTTCATGGTTAGATGCAAGTTGCGTAGCATTAACGGATTGTGGTTAATGCTTCTTCCGACACGACGAAGGAAGTTATCTTCAGCGAACCAGAATGGGATCATTGTTCCTACCATCTGCTGGAACTGTGAGCGTATGCGATGGTCATCAATGTAAGCGCCTGTTAGAGTCATTGCTCGTCTTGTTGCTACATCTCTGTGTGTTTCAAATACGCGCTTTCTGTGGAGCATGTAAGTAAAGAAAGAGTCTTGTACAGATTCAACTTTTCTTGTGGAATTATTAAAATAAATTTTATTATCTATCCACTCATCACCCATTTTAACACGAGGTTTTTCTTCCATTAACTCTCGAACTCTTATCCATGAACCCTCAGCTTTAGCATCTGTTATAGCTCCTATAAGAGCTTCCTTATCTTTATTTTCTATTGCTTCTGCGATAGCTGAAGCTGGACTATCAGGATCAGCCATAGCCATCTGCCAATCGCCTTCAATGAAATCGTTAAGATCATCAACTATAAGCTGATCGAAGTCATCAATTTTTCCACCGATCGCTGATTGTAAGAACGAGTCAGCAGGAGCCTTTGAAGTAATAGCCTCACCATCTTTTGTGAAACCTTCAACAACATCAATTAATGGTTTATCAAAGTTTCGTACAACACCATTAGTCTGATCGAAACCTAACATTAAGTAATGATGGAACAAAGGTTCCCTTACCATTGCACCAATCATCGGATTAACTACACCATCAAACCAGTTACGTAGAACACTATTCCACGCTTTTTCTATAGAACCGCCACCCTCATCTGTTACAGGAACCCAACCTAAAATATCTTTAGGAGCTTTCTCCCACCACCTACTATCACTAGCCGAACGCATTATGTTTTCAGAACTTATATCTTCTCTCCGTAAAACCTCACGTATCCAAGGATGGAAGAACTCTTCCTTACCTGCACCTTTACGTGGAGCGCTTGACAAAAGATCTATCAATTCCATTTTCACCAACATGGCGTGTTGTTCAGCGGCGGCTCGTATACCATTCAAAGGAACTCTTTGCTCTTCAACAAGTTCAGCGTTAGCGAACCAATCTACAGCATCAGGATGAACTTCTGTTCCCTCTTCAAGAAGAATGAACCTACCTGACTTATCCTTATAAATTTTTAAAGTACCAACATTAGCATGTCCATCTACAATAGTTATAGGACTCAACCCACCGGATGGAGTAAGCAGATGCGCTCCTCCTACCCCGATCATAGTTTCATTAGCTAAACCATTCTTACCGAATTCTTTAGAACCAATAACACCTCTACCTGTAACCTTGCCAGTTAAACGATCTCGACTACCTTCAAAACCGTAGAAGTCATTCCAATAATCACCAGACAAATCTTGAGCCAACGTATCATAACGTGTCGAACTCACAGCACCATTACGTCTAACCTGCACAGAAAACTCTGGGCGACTATCAACTGACATTCCTCTCTTATTGAAAAGAGATTCAGAGTTGACATGCAACTGCCCTATCATGCCACTATCAGGAAGATGTATATTTAAAAACTCGTCACCTACACGCGCTTCAAGAAGTTCCATTAAAGTATCAGTTATAGCAGTAGCTACCCTGTCATCAGCACTACCAACTATCACAGGGAAATGTTTACCTGCTTCTGTCCACTCTTCTATCAAAGCAACTTGCGAAGCTAACGAAACTCCAGTAGCCCTACCTGCCCCACGCATACTTCCCGGTTGTAACATGCGAGCGGCTTTAGTTGCTTCAGCAGGATCTATACCTAAGTTAGCTAACTTGACTGTGAGTATGTCCACGAAATCGTTAAGGAATTCAGAACCAGTAAGACTCGAAGCATCAATAGCTTGAGCATAAGCAGGAGCAAGTTCAACAGGGATCATAGGCATATACAAACGTGTCATTCCCGGAGGGAGAGGCATGTCCATTTTGCCTACAACTGTTTGCCCTGCCGCTCCACGGTATGAAGACATGATGAACTGATTGCCTTCTGGTGTTCCAACTAGGTAATTAATGTACGCTTTGTTTGCTCGTTCAATGATTTCATCAAAGTCATCTGACAATTTACTTACATCTTGACCACCAAGCAGGAATGATATCATGTTCCAATCTGCTCCAACTTCAACACCCTCTATAGTCGGATTCAACAATGCTTCCCACACCCATTGTTGCTCACCCGGAGTGGAAGCAATGAAAGCATCAACAGCTTCTATCCACTGGATGTCGCCTTGTTGCCCAATCAAATCCAAAGCGCCATTCAATATGCTTGTATCCTGTCTTTGCATCGCAGTTAAAACGATAGCTTCAGGGTTAGCGCCAATTAAATGTTCTAAAGTAGGATCTGCTCTAAGAAGTTCTTCAGCTATTGGTCGAAGGTTCTCTCTTGTCGCAACAGGAACATGATGCAAAATCTCTTCTAAAAATTTAACAGATGCTTGGTCGCCTTGAATAATGTTAAGTCGTTGTGCAACCGCGATTGATTTATCCAACCCGTGTACAGAGTTAGGTTCAAGATCCCTAACATATTTGAGTTGTACATTTTGAGGATCAATACCTAATTTGAGTAAATGATTTATCGGATCTCCTGCACCTGTTTGGCGTAGAGCCGCATCTAAAGTGTTCTTTTCAAAATTTAGATAGTTGTCAAACCCACCGAGTACATCTTTCATAGTTGCATCAAGCATCGTCGGATGTGTGTACGCTTTATAAATATGGGCAACTCGTTTGTCGTGGTCTTTATCTATTCTTCGACCAAGACGTTCAGCTAACTTATGTCGTGAAGGTAGACCCGGAATTGCTGAATACCATCTGTCTGTTAGTAGAGCGAACTCGTTAGCTTTCTTATTAGAAAATTCAAATAGTCTTTTAGATGTTTGCCCTAAGAAAGTTTTATCAACTCTTCCTTCTACATTTTCACGTATAGATGTAAAGATCTCTTCTTTCTTTGTGTCATCTAAAAATTTCCATTTAACACCATTCTTTTCGATTGCTTCTTTAATCGCTTTAGTAGTAATGGCATAGTCACCAATCCCTGCCATTTCATTAAAGGATCTCCACAACCTAGAGAAAGGTCGCCAGAACAACGGCGCTCTTACTTCATCAGCTACGGTCGTACCGTCAGCAAGAACGTCATCGCCTTTCATCATTACACGACGACCATACTGATCCCAAACAGGATGCATATCTACAGACTTACGCGCAAGTTTTGACTTAGCATAATTAGTTGGACCTTCACGCCACCACCATGTAGCAAGCTCCTCACCACCGTTACGAGCAACGTAACCTAAACGTAATAGAACTGCTGGTCGCCATGTACGAGCAAGAAACTTGTCGATAGTAGGAAGATGCAAACCCCAACCAAGTCTTCTATATGTAGCCATGTACCTTGAGACAGCCGCCAATTCTCTGTAGTCCGGTATCACATTTGATTTAGCGAATTGAGCTAAATGTTCTTCTCCGGGAAACACAGCGGCTCTAACTCCAAGACCGTGGAAGCCAACCATGTCGTCAGCTACCTGCCCGTATCTTTGCCCACCGTGTCTAACAAATTTTTCAATGAATTTAGTTACGTCTGCTCCACCCATAAGAAGAGCACCTGACCTGCCAAGGAAATCTAAATAGAATTCTGTAGTAGCTCTCCACCTGTGAGCTTCACTACCCATAATGTAATCTGTAAGGTACTTATCAATCTGTGTTCGTGGCATGTCAGCCATGACTCCCATATCAATTAGTGCTTGGAATTCTTTTACACCAAGAGCAGGGTCAGTTAAATCAAGATGCTTTGCTTTAGGAACATACGTTGTTAGTTTCTCAGCGAACTTTGCTGGATGGTATGCCAATGCGTAACCAGATGACTTAGCGATAATTCCTGTTCTCGCCCACCAATCAAGCTCACCGTTTTGACTACCAGCAGGATGTATTTGCCCATTAAAATAATCTTCTTCTAATCTTCTTCTAGCTGTATTGAAAACAGTTTTTGTTCTACCAAAAAGTTCTATAGGTTTCTGAACCATTGTAAGTTCACCGTCAACTTCTTTAAACATCCAACCGTTAGACTCGTAGTATTGAAGAAGGTCAGACATTTCGCTATCTTGTAAAACTCTGATAGGAGCATCAGCTTCAGCTAACTCTCTTGCTTTTTCTATCTTATTAAAATCACCTTCAGTTAAATTAAAGTCCTCATATGAAATAGGTAACTCTGCTTCAGGTTTAACTCTCGTGTCATCAAGGAGTCTCATCAAACCTGCTTCATCTATCTCAGAAGATAAAGTAATATCACCTTTTTTTATACCATCCCATATTTGGCGATGAATGTAATTAGTTTGTTTAACTAGAAAGTTAGCTGACATACGAGCCATGTCAGCTTTCATCTCAGCGCCGGGACTATAAAAATCTTGTACATCTCTAATCCAACGTTTCCCTCGAACCCACCTCTCACCGAACCATCCCATAGAAGGAATCCACATTGCTTCAGGATCTACTTTGCCAAGCCCAGAAGCAAGCGCCTGCCAACCGCTTGTGCTTTCTAAAAACTCCCAGTAACCTTCATGGGTTTTAAGAGTAGGGAAGGATCTAAGACTCATTGTTTTAATATCCATAAGGTTGTCAGGATCGTCTAAAGAATTCCAAACAGTCCAACCCTCGTCAGTAGCTACAAATTTATCGCCAGCTTCGTCAAGAGGGTTACTAAAGAATCCTCTTATGTCTGCTTCGCTTATCACCTCTCCTGTGAAATCATCAACAACTTCCCAGAAACCATCCTTGTTAATCTTTGCTTGATCTACCACAAGATTCATTTGTCGGCGAACTATATGATGCATCTTCATGTCTTCGATAACAGGTGACAATCCGGGAAGGTCACGAATAAGTTGACCCAGAGGATTTTTAAATTTAAGCTCTCCTGCTTTTACTGCGGCATCTCTATACTTTTCCCATTCAAGACCATCTCCTAGCCCAGCTTGCTTCTGAAGCAAATCGTGTTTATCTAAATCATCGAATGCATCTGTGACACGATCAATGAACCTGTTATGTGCGCGAGCGCGCGCTCTTAATACATATGGATGAGTACCTACTCTAACTGCGGCGGCTTGCCACAAATCACGTAACGGGTTAGTAGGAGCGAACCCTCCAACTTCCATAGCGTCACGGGATTTCTTTGGTTGCATGATCCATTCAGCTATTTCATCTGTCGGATCTGAATGTGTATCAGTGATAGGGTTATAGATTTTTAAATCTTTAAACATATCTGTTTTGCTTATTTTTCCTTCTGCTCGTACTGTCATAGCTATACGACGTTCAAGATCTATCAAACGATGCGTATACTGACCGCCTCTAATACCAGACTTGATTGCTTTATAAATCTTTGTATAAGCACCACCAGCCCACGTAGTAGGATCAAGAAGAATCTCTGTACCCAAAGCACCAACAGTTCCAACAATTTTTCCACCAATACTATTAGGTGAAACATCGTAAGGAGATATGTGATTAAACCCTCTGATAGAAGCATCAAACATAGTGAGCTTCCCTGACTCTAAAACTTTTATAGCATCAAGACTTTCTTGTGTATCTAAAGTTTTCTGCCATTGTCTGAACCTTTGACCAGCTACCTCTTCATCACCTGTCAAAGCAACGAACTTGTCAAACACTCCTTGTTGCCCTTCAGATAAGTACGCTCGTAGAAGATCAACCTGTGCTTTACCTACAAGATCTATAGCTTGATCTAAAGTTCCATGATAATAAGAATCGTTCTCACGTTTACTTTCGTTCCAAGCGCCTCTCCAATCAGCAGGATTAACCATATGCCAATTATCGAAAGGACTTCCTCCACCATATTTCTGAGTTAGATAAGCACCTGTTCTACCAAGCCTCGTAGCGAAACGAGATGATTTCATTACCATCTCCCAAGTACCACTAGCGACTGTGCCAGCTACGAAACCAACAGCACGTATAGGAGCCATACCCCAAGCAACAGCTTTACCGAAATGCTCTTCAGGTAATAAAGGAATATCCCATGTCAGCATCCTTTTCCACAAAGCATCACGCTCATCATTAGGCAACTCATACCCTGCACCCATAAGAAGTTGCTGTGTCTGATGTGGTAAACGATTAAACTCGCCTTCTTGTAATTGCTTAGGCATAGCTTCAAATCTGTCTTTCATCTGATTGAAAGAAGCTTGATCCCGCGCACCAAGAAACTCATCCAACATATCGTTATCAGACTTAGCGCTACCAGCTAACGCGACTAAACTATCTGGCGAGCTTTCTAAATACTCACCTGCTCCTGATCTAAGTAACAGTTGCATACGACGGCCATACCATTCATCTGCAAAAGATGTATCAGAATGTAATCGTCCAGTGGCTTTTCTATTGCCTGCCCGTTCAGCCATCAGCTAATTGTGCGGCGGCTTCACTTAATATTGGATCACCTGTAGCCGCCGCCCAAGTGGTTAACAAAGCCGCTGATTCTTGTTTAGGTGTAGGACCGCTTCTAGGGATAGGACGTTTCTGCCCCCATTTAGTACCGGGAGCATCTAAGGGTGTAATGTTTGGTTTAAATGCTTGAGCTTGTTCAATAGGTAAAGGACGGTTCATTACTTGAGGAGAAGCTGGAGGAGCATTATTAACTATAGGAGTTCCCGCTCCACTTAAATCTGGAGCGACTTCACCAGCTTGGAGTGGTATCCCACCCATATTAGGATTCATACTGTCTGCTGTAGCTTGAACAGTGCCGTAATCGCCACCGTGTTTTAACCCTACGTTTTGTTTTTTCCTTGGCATTAGATACCTGCCTGTAACGCACCCATTAATTGGGCGGCGGCTTCAGGAGAGAACTCTTGCCCACCAGCAGGAGGCGCTCCTTGTGGAGCCATACCTTCTGGACCAGCCGCTAAACCAGCTACTTGTTCTGGAGCCATAGCCATTCCCTCTTCAGGTGCAGGTGCTATAGCCGCTTGCTCTTCACGAATCTCAGTATCGGCTTTTTCGATCGCCTCAAAAATGTCGAGTCCCTTCTTCCGATGTTTCTCAATCTTAGAGACATACACCACTGGCAACTGTCCTGACAATGCTTGTTGCTGTATCGCCGCCATAACTGCTTCTTCCAGTTGTTCTTCATCTACCCTACGTCCTTCAGCTTCAGCATCCTCAATGAATGGATGCTTAGTACGGAAAGTACGTAAGCTGATTCCTTTCATTGAAAGCAACTGACCTAATTGTATCGTAGTGCCTTGGATGTCTGCGCCGGGAATTGAGTAGGAAACAACATTATCATGTGTTTCAAAGTGTTCGTTTGGAGTGAACTCTACTTGTCCAAAATCTCCAGCATAGCCAGTGAACATAGAGAACTGTTTACTACCAAAGTAACCTTTGTAAGTAGCGAACAGACACTCATTTAGATGAGGAAGATGAGCCTCCATAATCTCTTGCATCTCTTGGATGCGCGGATCAAGCGCCGCGCCCATAAGGGAATCGATTCCTCTACCGGTACGGAGCGCTCCGTAAGTTTCTCCACCAATCTGGGGTACGGTTCCTGTTGAAATACGAGCATTTCTTTCCAATCTGTCGATCGCAATGTTTGTGCTCGGATCAGGAGTTGATCTTAATTCGCCAATAGCTTCAGCATCAAGGAGTACGTTTACTTCCCCTTCACGACCGTCTTTCCATTCACCTCCGACGATCATGGGTACCTGACCCGATCGTCCTATTATATACCTATCAGGGAAGATTGCTTTTTCTTGTGCAAGTATTTCCAATGCCATCATTTTTGACATAAGATCCACAATTCCTACAACATTAGAAACGGAGGAAGCTATCTTGTCCAACGAAACTCGACCCGGAGTTATAACACAAGGCATACCAGATTTGTTAGGCGCACGAGATAGTTCTATTTGCGTACTATGATATGGGTAGGTTTGATTATGATGATTATAACGTGGTCCCATTATTCCAATAACAATGTGTTCTTCATCCACCCATTCGCACACATCCCACAATTCTTGACGGGCGTTCTTATCTGAAGGCACAGGGCCACCATTCTCTTGCCTAGCGGCAGGATAATGAGCGCGTAGCCAGTCACCTGACTTGCCGTAAATGAAACCACAGTTACGTGGAACTTCTACATCTTCATATGCTTTAGGTTCTGGGTACACACCAAGAGGGTCACGAACATCAATACGTGGTACCCCCTTGTCAAAATCAGGAGTAACTACTAGACATGATGTGGCGTATCCAGCTAGATGACGGTATGCCCTACGCATCTTTAGTTTATACTTTGAAGAATACCAAGTAGCGGCAAGTGCGCGTCTACGAATATCAGCATACTCACGGGAACGAACACCTCGTTCTTTCGATTGGTCTATAGCAGGGCATCCAATGAAAGGCATAACTGATGAGGCTCGTTGAGCTACAGCATCAATATTCTCTGCTATAAGAGCAGGAGTTAATGGAGGTAAAACAGGTTCATTCTCCATCGAAGGAAGAGGAATTACATATTCTCCGTTATATCTTTCTTTAACTTCAAGCATTCTTTCCAATAAAGGACTTTGTATATCCTGCCTTTGTCTTATAATTCCTACTATTTCATCAAAGGTATACATTAAAAAACCCTACTATTAGACACACTTGTCTTCCAAGGTAGTCCTTTAAAGCTGAATTGTGAAGAGTCAACACTATATGATTGTTTCCTTTGCCGCCAGAGTATCCAAATGAACCATAATGCCATAACTTGATCCTGTCTTAGTTTAGTACCACGTTTTAATGGCCGCCATGCTTTCAACTGTCTTATTAGTTCATCAGCTTGATGGCGTGTGGACGGATCATCTGCATAAGGAATGTCAATTTCACCACGCATAAACGATAAAGCCATAGAAGGAACTCCAATAGTTTCATCATACTTATTCACACCAGTTAAATGTTCTCTCACACGAAACCCATATCGCTCGGTCATCTCTACAAGACGCTCATCACGAGATAAACCTTTCTGGAATACCATCGCTTCAATCACAACATCCGATACAGTCGCACCATTCTGCCCACATCTAAGTATCGCTTCTTCAACAATACCAAGTATCTGCTCATTACGGGTAAGCCCCACATCCTCTCTAACAAAAAGAATCTTCAACTTATCCTCATGTGGAGTGGCCGCTATAACACAGTTATTAGAACCCAACGCAGGGTCTAACCCAATGTAAACAGTGCAGTCCTTTGGTGGGTGATGATTCACTGAACGTAAAGGATTCAAACATTTCTGTATGGATTCCTCATCGAACGTAGCTTCAGCAGAAGAACTCGGCTGTTGCATATAGTTACGTGACCATGCTTCTTCACCAACCTTGCGTCTAATCCTGTCAAGCGCATCCATAGAAAACATTTCAGGCCACAACGGTTCAGGTTCACCCTCATCGTTAGTAATAATCGCAGGGAATCTAATCACAGAAAGAATATCTGGATCTATCTCATTCATTACACGTTCATAAAAATCGCCTTCACCCACACGAGTACCATTAATACTTGTACGACCATTCTCACCCGGACGAGTTAACCAGTCCTGACGGAAAATCTCGAACATCTGTTCGGTTAGATTCAACGAAACACGAGATTGGATATCATCAATATGCAAATGGTCGGTACGTGTACCAGCGATCTTTGATCGCCAACCTAAAGAAACCATAGAATAATCACGCTCATCGTGACTCGACTTCTTAAACACGTTAAAATAATCAGCACCCCACGATTGAGCAGTTTTACGACCACTCTGATTTTGAGGTACGAAAGGCCCATACTTAGCTACATATTTAGGGAAAGGTCCATGAGGTTCCATCCTAGAACGTATACGCCCAAGAATTTTGCGAGCCATGTCTTGGCCCTCAGATCCGACGGTGATCCTGAATTCGGGGTTGGTCGCCAGTTTGTAGCAGAAGTAGTCCTCGGCCAACGTTGTTTTGCCGTGTTCTGGAGGCCAAAGGATGAGGGTGATGTTTCCGGGTGGTGTGTTTTCATACGCTTCGATGGCTTTGATATGGAACCAAGGGGACATGTGGCCGAAATAATGACTTCTGAAACTTTGAAACGTGCCGTCCCACTTATCCACACCGCCGTCAGCGAGAGCTTTCGCCCTAATGGAGTCAGCTTTCTCAGCGAAGTCAGGTATCCTTTGTCTCCACTTGTCATAAGCGGATCGTGTGACACCAGCGATAGCACACGCCTTAGAGATAGTTCCATGCTCCGCGAGTCCTTCAAGGAACAATTCACGAGTCTTCTGTCCCCTGACTTTGCTGACGTTGCCGCCATGTTGTTCATGCGTAGTGTTAGTCATGGCCCCCCTTGGATCAATCAAAGACAGAGTGGGCTACCTCTAAGTCTAAAATTTCCGTAGCGATAACCCCTTCTATCCCTTGGAATCTTACTGTGTGTACACCTGCTTCAGCTAAAGTTAGATCAACATAATATACACCTGTAGAACTTTTCGTTGCCGTAGGAGTGGCATCTGTTCCACCTGAAGGTTTACGCCAAGTAACAGTAACATCATTAGCGTTATCTGTAGGGTCAGCGAGAGTTCCATCAGTAGTGAAACTTGCTGTCACACGCACTGAATCGCCTTTATCGTATATTGGCATTAAATCTCCTAACCTGTACTTGCTACTAGCGTAACATCATGGTAGTTAGAAGGCGAGAGTGTTACATTAGGTTTAGGGAATTTTAACCTAATGACAGTAGTCATACTAGCTGTCGAAGTTAAAGCCGCCGCTACATAAGCTTCCTCAATGATAAGCGTAGCTGTCGATAATACCGCTGAAAGAGAAGCCGCTATAGGCTGTTCGTGAATAATCGCCGCTGAAACAGTCGCCGTTGCAGTAAGAGCAGACGCTATAGAAGCCTCTTCAATAAGAACCGTTACCTCTGAACCTGTCGCTGATAAAGCAGAAGCGATAAAAGCCTCAAACTTAATAGCTGTACTTACAGAAGCAGAACTCGAAATCGCTGAAGCTATAGAAGCTTCCTCTACGATAACAGCCGTTATCGAAGCTGAAGAAGAAAGCGACGTACTTAAAGCGCTTTCCATATCAATAACTGGAGTTATAGAAGCAGTGCTTGTTATAGCCGCCGCTATAGGATGATTGGTTCTACCTGTATAAGTTTGTAAAGTTTTCCGGTAATCCCAGTCGCTTCTGTAACCTTGTGTTTTTTCGTCACCGTATACGTGCCGAGAG